GCGGTCCGCTGCTCGGTGTGGCGGCTGGCTTCGCGTGGATCGACCCCACGACCAAGCAGCCCCAGCTTAAGAACTCGATCCCGGCCGACACGTCCTCGGCTGGCCTGTACGACGGTTCCGACCGTCCGACGGCCTACATCGTGGACAACCCGTTCGCGCTGTTCCTGATCCAGGCTGATGCCTCCGTTACGGCGGGCGACCTTGGTCTGAACTTCGATGTGACGGCGTCTGGCGGCGATGTCAACTCGGTGTACGGCACGTCGCAGTACACTCTGGACGCTTCCACCCGCACCTCCGCCATCAACACGGCGGTGAAGCTTGTGGGTCTGGCCAACATTCCCGACAACAACTGGGGCGATCCGTTCCCGGTGCTGGTCGTGAAGCTGAACGGCCCGATCCTCCAGCAGGTCTCGGCGGCCTAATAGGGGGATATAGACAATGACTATTTTGACTCGCGCTCAATTTGCGAAGCAGCTTGTTCCGGGCCTCAATGCCATCTTCGGCACGGCCTACAAGAGCATCGACAATGAGCATACTCCGCTGTTCGACGTCGAGCGTTCTGACCGCTCGTTCGAAGAAGAAGTGCTGATGACGGGCTTCGGTACGGCCCCGGTCAAGTCTGAAGGCGATCAGGTGTTCTTCGACACCGCGTCTGAAGCTTGGACGAGCCGCTACACCCACGAGACCGTTGCGATGGCGTTCGCCATCACCGAAGAGGCTATCGAGGACAACCTCTATGGCACGACCGGTAAGATGAAGGCGAATGCCATGGGCCGCGCGATGGCGAATGCCAAGCAGGTCAAGGCTGCCAACGTCTACAACAACGGCTTCTCCGCTAGCTCGCTCTACGCTGGTGGTGACGGTCAGCCGCTGTTCTCGACTGCGCACCCGACCCTCGCGGCCGGCACTCAGTCCAACCGCGTTAGCTCGGACCTGTCCGAGACCGCCCTTGAGTCCGCGCTGATCACGATCTCGCTGACCAAGGACGACCGTGGCCTGCTGATCGGCGCTCGCGCCGTGAGCCTGCACATTCCTCCGCAGCTTCAGTTCGTTGCTCACCGCATTCTGTTCTCGGACCTCCGAGTCGGCACGGCGGACAACGACACGAACGCCATGAAGGACATGGGCCTGTTCTCGAAGGGCTACACCGTCAACCATCGGTTCACGGACCCGAACGCTTGGTTTATCCGCACGGACGTTCCGAACGGCACCAAGATGTTCATCCGCGCCCCGCTGGCGACGAAGGACGATGTGGACTTCCTGACCGGCAACATGCGCTACAAGGCCCGCGAGCGTTACAGCTTCGGCTGGTCTGACTGGCGTCAGTGGTTCGGTTCGTCTGGTTCGACCTAATGGATTGGGGGCTTCGGCCCCCTTTCCTCCATCATAAAGGAGAATCAGATGACTAGCTTTAGCTACCCGCTTAACATCCGCAACCATGAGCCGCCGGGCCCCGAGTCCGTCAACCTTGTGGAAGCGCGGGTGCCCGGCCGCTACTCGGTGGTCGTGGACACGGCGAAGACCGGCACTGCGGCGGCGGCGACTACCATTCCGCTGTTCGTTGCTCCGGCTGGCTCCACGTTCTACGAGTGCGTGCTGGACGTCACGACGCCCTTCGACAACACCACGACGAATATCCGCGTGGGTATTCCGACGTCGACGGGCATCCTCTACGCTGCGACCACTGCTAACACGGCCGGTCGCCGCGCCTACGCTGGTACGGGCGCCCAGGTTTCGGCCAATGCCATTGCGCTGACGGCTGATACCACGGTGCAGGCTATCGTGTCCATCGACACGTCGGCGGTCACGGCTGGCTCCGTTATCGTCCACGTTGTGATTGGCTAACAAGGTTTGGCAGGCTCTGCTTCGGCAGGGTCTGCCTTCCTTGCCATAGGAGCATCGCATGCCCGCCACAAAGTCCATCCGCCTCATTACCTTCCAAGTGTCGACTTCGGCGACCACGACCAGCCCCGCTATCGACGTTGACTACCGTTTCGACGGTACGCCGACCCGCACCTTCTTCGTCCAGAAGAGCGCCGCTGCCGGCCCGTCCGTCTTCCTCGAAGCCGCGCCAACCACTGCTGGCCCGTGGATCGCCTTCGCCGAGGTGACCGCCGCTGTGACCCAGGCTATCGTGCCCTTCGAACTCGACATTCCTTACGTTCGCACCTCCTATGCTGGCGGTGGCCCGCTTGTCACCATCTACGGGGTGGTGTAACGGAAAGTAACGACCGTGGCAACCAGCGGCACATCCAACTTCGACCCTACGTTCGATGATCTTTTGCAGGATGCTGCCGCGATGGTTGGCGGCGGGCCTGTCCTCGCTGACGAACTGATCAGCGCCCGACGTGGCCTCGACTACCTGCTGACGGACCTTCAAAACCGGAACGTCCTCCTGCACAAGATCGAGACCACCATCGTCCCGGTCTCCGCGTCCGTCTCCTCGCTGACCTTCGACCAAACCATCTCTGACGTCCTCGTCGCCAGCATCCGCACTTCCACCACCGACATCCTTATTGACCGCGACGGCTATGAGCGTTGGGCGGAAGTCCCTACCAAATCCCAGTCTGGCCGCCCGACCCGCTACTGGTGGGATCGCCGTCGCACCACCAACGTCATGAACTTCTGGCCGGTCCCCGACCAAACCTACACCGTCGTCCTCACCATCCAGAAGAACGCCGAATCCACTCTACGCGCCTTCGACAACGTGGACGTCCCGCGCCGCTTTATGCCCGCCCTCGTCTACGGACTCGCCTACTGGATTGGCCTCCGTCGCGGCGCTGCCGTCCCGACCGACCGCCTCAATCTCATCCGCGTAAATTACGAGGCTGCCCTCAAGGGCGCCATGCGCGAAGACCGTGAGCGGGGCAAGGTCCTCATCAGGATTGGCCGCTGATGCCATACACCTACACCACCCTAACCAACGACGTCATCGCCAACATGGAGGAAGACTCGGCTGAGTTCGTCTCGGCCCTGCCTTCCATCATCGAGCGTGCCCAGTCCCACTTGCAGCGGCGCCTCGACCCGGTCAACATCATCACCTTCACCGAGGTCTCGGTCAGCGCATCGACGCGCACCCTGACCCTGCCCTCCAACCTGCTCGTCCTCAAGTCCATCCAAGTGTGTGCGACGGATGGCTGGAACAACCTGCTCGAACAGAACAACGAGTTCCTCACCGCGTACTGGCCGGACTACACGTCCTGCGCCCCTTCCAAATACTACGCGCCCAAGGACAACGCCACCATCTTCTTGGCGCCCACGCCGCCGTCTAACACCACGGCCCTCATCGAATACATCCCGCGCGTCAGCATCCTTAGTTCGTCCACCCCGACCAACTACTTCTCCACCTACACCGACACGGCCTTCTTCGCCGCCGCCATGCTGTACGCCAATGCGTGGACCAAGAACGCTGGCGCCGTCACGGTGTGGAAGACCATCCTCGACGAAGAACTCGCGGTCCTCAACATCGAGTCGACGCGGGCGCGCCGTTCCGACACCTCCAACCGCTTTAGGGGCTCGCCTGAAAACACCATCGCGGGGACGCCGTAATGTCCGTCCTCGATATGTGGTCGGTCTGCGACCGCTGTGGTTTCGACTACAAGCGCCGCGACCTCCGCAAGGAAACTACCAACTTCGTCGTCTGCTACGCCTGCTTCGATGGCCGCTTCGACAAGAAGAGCCACCCGCAAAACTATTCAGCCAAGCCCCGCCGCGAACTCCAACAAGTTCCTGACGCGCGGCCTGACCAGACTAACTATGGTTCCTAGTCATGAAGATGGACGTCTGGTCCCTTTGTGACCGCTGTGGCCAGAAGTTCTTCCGCCGCCAGCTACGCAAGGAATCTACCAAGCTCGTTGTCTGTACCGCTTGTTACGACGGCGCCTACGATCTTAAGAAGCACCCGCAGAACCGGCCACCCCGCCCCCGCTTCGAGTCTCGCAAGGTCCCCGACGGCCGCCCCCTTCAGAACCTCGACAACTATTTGGCGCAAGAGAACGACGCCTACCTCCTCACCGAAGACGGTTCCAACATCCTCGTGACTGGGGTGGTCTGGACTCCTTCACAAAGCAGCCCGTTGTAGGGACCGTGTCATGGATATCAAGCTTGTTTTCGATTTCGTTGCAACCTTCCTGTGGCCACTTCTGTTGGCTTACGGCGCCTATCTACAGCGGGAGATTTCGGCCGTGCATAAGAAAGCCGAACACCTTCAAGAGCTTCACCACAACCACGTCGCCCAGGTCAACAAGGACTTCGCCCCGCGAGAGGTTGTCTCCGATCTTGAAAATAAGCTCACAACTGTGCTAAATAGGATTGACGACAAAGTAACACGCATCCTTGAGGAACGCAAGTAATGCCCTCGACATATGATCCGCTCCTTCGCCTCGAACTACAGGCGACCGGCGAGAACGCCACCACCTGGGGCGTCAAGACCAACACCAACCTCGACCTCCTCGCCGAATCCATCGCAGGCGCGGTCAACCTCAATGTGGCCGGTTCCGGCGACTTCACCCTTTCGACGGCCAACGGCGCCGAAGACGAAGCGCGCCAAGCCATCCTCGTCCTGACGGGCCTGTTGACGGGCAACCGCAACATCATCGTGCCGTCTTCGCCCAAGAACTACACCGTCATCAACAACACGACGGGCGCCTTCACCGTCACCCTCAAGCAGTCCGCTGGCTCCGGCCTCCTCATTTCGCGCGACGGCCCGACCATCACGGTCTGCACCAGCACCACCTGCGTCGACTCCATCGGCGCCACCCCGTACACCAAGACGCTCCTCGCTGCCACCAGCGTCGCTGCTGCCCAAACCACGCTGGAAGTGCCCCCGCCCATTCCCGCTGGCGTCATCTGGGAATATGGTGGTACGACCGCCCCGTCGGGCTGGCTCCTCTGTAATGGTGATGCCGTCAGCCGCTCCACTTATGCCGCCCTCTTTGCTATCATCGGCACCGCCTACGGTTCCGGCGATGGCTCCACGACCTTCAACGTGCCTGACCGCCGCGACCGCTTTGGTATTGGCGCCAGCGGCACTATCGCACGCGGCTCGACCGGCGGCTCCTCCACCTCCGGCGGCACGGCCCTTACTACCGCCCAGCTTCCTTCGCACACCCACACCGGCACCACCTCAACTGCCGGTGAGCATAGCCACACGCTACCTAAAACAACCGGAGATGGTGGCTCACTTGCTCCTACTTATGCTGCTGACAAAACTACTGATTTTTCGGGGCCGTCAACCAGTTCTGCTGGCGCCCACAGCCACACCTTTACCACCGATGCAACGGGTAGCGGCCAGACGCATACCCACTCGGTCACGCCGCCTTACGTCGCGTCCAACTACATCATCAAGACCTAATACATGTCGGTTACGCTCCAAGACCAACAGCTAAGGGAACTGGAGTTCAAGGTCGGCGTCTTCAAGGAGAAGACCCAGCTTGACGCGGGTGGCTTTTGGACTGACGCCGACAAGGTGCGCTTCCGCTTCGGTCGCCCCGAACTCATGGGCGGCTGGCAGCGTGCCATCGACGCCTCGCAGGACCCGAAAATCTTCGGCGTCCCCCGCTACCTGACATCCGTCCGCAACAAACTTACCCAAGCGGCCGTCTTCATTGCTACACACAATGGCCTTTTCTCTAGTGAACTGTCGACTTTCTACGACATCACACCCATTGTAACGTCCGTCTCCGCTTCCAACATTCTTTCGACGACTGCTGGTTCGACCAAAGTTATCGTCTCTGTTTCGGCGCACGGCATGACCGACCAGACCCTCGTCGGCATCGTCTCGGCCGCAACAACCATCGGCGGCAACATCGTCATCAATCCGGTGTCCTCGGTTGAAGCTCTCTTTGAAGTTAGCGTCATTAGTACTAACAGCTTCTCCATCGACACGGGCACCACGGCGGCGGCAACTTCTGTCGCAACGGGCGGCTCGGCCAATCTTCGTTTTCGCTACAACGCCGGCAACATCTCGACCATCCCTCGCTCTGGTTGGGGCACAGGTTCGTGGAGTGGCAACTTTGGTTGGGGCACGCCTTTCGGCACCGTCTCCGATCCTATCCGTCTCTGGTCCGCTGACCTGTGGGGCACCAACATCATGGCTGTGCCCTCCGACGGCCCGCTCATGTATTGGGATACCGACAACAACATCACCGACCGCGTCACTATCGTCACGGCTGCACCGTCCGTCAACCAGATTGTGCGCGTCGCCTCGGAAGCCCGACACGTTCTCCTATACGGCACCCACGACATCTCCGGCGACTACAGTCCGCTCCTGATCCGCTGGTGCAGCCAAGAAGACTTCACCGACTGGACGCCCACCGCGACTAACACCGCAGGTGACTATCCGCTGCCGAGCCGTGGCTCTGAGATCCGTTCCGTCATTCGGTGGAGCGACAAGACCGTGATCCTTACCGACAACGATATGTACATTCAAGCCTACATCGGCGGCAACGACGTCTTCGGCTTCACTGCCGTCGGCGAACAGTGCGGCATCATCGCCCGCAATGCGTCCATCGAATACAGCGGCACCCTCTATTGGATGTCGCCGAGCGGCCAGTTCTTCCAGTACGACGGCCGCCTCCAGCCCCTCAACTGCACCGTGCTGCGCTTCGTATACGACAACCTCGATCCTCTGTACGAGGACAAAATCTACGCGGCCAGCAATGCGACCTTCGACGAGGTCATGTGGTTCTACACCTCGAAGGAATCGCCTAACGGCGAGAACGACCGCTACGTCATCTACAACACGCGCGAGAAGCATTGGACTATTGGCACCATGCCCCGCACCGTGTGGGAAGACGGCAACACCTTCCTGTATCCGTTGGCCATTGACGACAACGCAGCCAACCTGTACTATCAGGAATCTGGTTACACTGCCGATAGCTCTGC